CGTTGCGGCAACGGCAGTGGCAACCTCAGTGGCAACTGGAGCGGCAGCGTCGCGCTCGGCTTTCTTCGCTGCCATCACATCGGCGATCACGCCCTGTAGTTCGAACACGGATTTGGCGCGGCCGGCACCCCATGTCACGTGCACGAACTCGTGCAGCTCTCGGAGGTGCTTGACGATGATTGTCTTGCTCCAGCCGGTGATCTTTTCGAGATCACGCGCTGAGAGCTTGGCCGCGTTCGTGGCGGTATCGGTGAGGTGGTAGATCACGAGGGCCAAATGCTGGCCGATCTGCGTGACCTGGCCGCTGTAAATGACGAGGCGCAGCCAATCCTCACGTGTGCGCATATTGCCGGCGTGTGGATGGGCCGTGGATATTTCGTTGACACTTTGAGTTGCTTGGCCCATATAGTCCTCACCCATTGAGGGTTGTTGCTGGCAGCTTCACTCTCAAACTCTAGGCTCCAGATCGTTGGCACCGATCGCGAGCCGGACCAATTCCGGGGCTCCCTACTTGGCGGTGGGGAGCCCCAAATCGTTTCAGGTTACCTTGACTTTCATGCCGTTTTCCTTTCCTCAGAACGGGAGATCGTCATCGTGAGCGAACGCGATCCCGACAAGTGCCGCGAGCACCAGGGCGAAGCCGAAAAGGATGATCGCGGTCATTTGCCTGTCTCGTTTTCATGTAGGCGCCAGAGGGGCGGAGACGGACGAAGGCGAAAGGTGAGGGCCGGGCTTGCGCCCCAATCGCCCTCTAGCTCTGGCTCTCTTTCTGGCCAGGCGCCCCGTCTCCGTTCCTCTATCGCCTTTCGAGTTGCCGGCTCCCCTGCGTGCAAGAGAGCCGGCCCTTTGTTGAAACTCAGCACCATACTGACGCCACCGAACTGGATTTCACGCGATGTAACTGGATTTCACACGGTTTACGGGAGGTCCGGCCACGCGGGGACCGTGCGCACCAATCGCGCGCCGGCCCTCAGATGACGGCGTGGAGTACCCCCTGCCTCCGGGCAATCACGGCGTTGGACTTGCCGTTCTTCTTGGTTTCCAACTTCCGCTGACCCTTCAGTTTCTTGATGTCCTTGGAAACCTTGCCTTTGGTCACGCCCAGGGCGTCGGCAATGGCCTGTTGACTTGGCCACTCCGGTTGCATTCGCAAGGCCGAGGAAACCGTTTCGCCGTAGAGTTTCGGAGAGGTGGAAACGGTCGGGGCGAGTGCCGGTACTCGCGGCATCTCGCTACTCACTTTAGAGCGTTCGTTTTCTGCAGCCGGAAACTGATCCGCAGTGGCCGTCTTGCCAGGAAACTGAACCACGGTTTCCGACTGCTTGTCCTTTGACTCTTCTGATGGTTTCCGATTTCCTTCGCTTGGTTCAGAGTTGCCGGAAACCTTGCGGCCAATCCCTGCGAACATCGCCACGGTTGCCGCCAGCATGTGCCCGACCACCACGAAACTGAAACTCTCAGCGAAGAAAATGAGGATCGCGAGTGGGACCGGGAGTGCAAGCAACCACTTCCTGGCGCTGGTGCCTGTGAGCTCACCGAGAGTTGTGGACTGTGTATCGGAAAGGACCGTATCGGCAGTCGGAGACGGCGGCGCGAGCGCGCTCAGTTCCTTGCGCTTGGCGTCCACCTCAGCAAGGAGACGGCGGCGCTCTCTTCCTTCCTCGCTCGCCGCCGTCTTCTGTAGCCAATCAATCTGACTGGTGAGATCAGTGCGTGCGCTTTGATATTGCCGCTCTGCGGCTGCCCTCTTGGCATCCTTGGTGGCGGCCACCGCGACGCGATTGGTCGAGGTGAACCCGACCATATTCAGAATGCCATAGCTTCCACAGGTGATGATGGCCAGTAGCGCAAGCGCGAATAGCGCCCAGTTGCGGCTCTGGTAGAATACACCAATGGCGAGTGCGCAGGCTGCACCAAAGATATGCACCACCATATGCGAGTGCGCATAAATTTCCCGGCTTCGGGCATCAACGCCCATACCCTCCCCGAAGATAGCCACCATCTGAAGGGCGTACCAGATCGCGAAGCCGCCGATCACGCCGAAGACGGCGGCAGTGAGTAGCCGGATCGCTACGCCCTTCCAAAGTTCACCCTTTGACATGCGCTGCACCTTTGTTCTTGTTCCCTCAACTGCAACGCAACATCACGCGACGTGCAACTGCTGAACCGACGCTATGCGCTCACCAATCCAGCGCATCACTGGTATTGCCATGCTGTTTCCCAGCGCCTTGTAGCGAGGACCATCTGATGCGGGCTTTCCCCGGTAGGGGATCAGCGTGTAGTCGTCTGGAAAGCCTTGGAGGCGCTCGCACTCGCGAGGTGTGAGGCGGCGGACAGCAGCGCCGACAGATACCGACATCATGGCGCCGGTTCCGCCGCCCCCGCCCGAGTCAAGAGAAGGCGACAGATCATCTGCCGATTGGCCGCATTGCTTTCCTGCAAACGCCACCGCTGGCGGCACGCCCGCATTCGCATGGCTCTTGCTATGCGTTCCCGCTCTCAGCGTAGGGGCGCAATCTCCGGCATCAGCGCCGTAATCTTTGGAGGAGAACGCTATGCACGGCATTCCCTGTCCGGGCTTGCCTCCGCCCTCAAGGCGGAGTTCGGCGCGGCTGTTCTCTGCGAAGGCGACGGCCATTGCGCCTGTAGTGTCCAGCGTGAACATCGGATCTCCGGCGCGGGCAATGCCCGCGCCGCCAGAGCCTTCACAGCCTGTAGCCATGATGGGAATGATCGGCGTTCCGCGCCCAGTTCCGTCCTCACTGGCATCAAAGCCGTCAGCACGGAGGGCATGCGTAACGAATGTTTCCGTTTCCCCATCGTATCGCATGCCGTGGCGCGCTGTGACACAGCGCGCCACTAGGCGGCCATCGGCGGCGTCGTTTTCGTCGCTGCCTCCAGAGCTCGCATCAACGGTTCCGGCAACTCCTTGTTCCGCTTTGCGGCGCGGCGCAGAATGCCCTTGCAGGCTGTGGCGCTCAAAAAGTACCGCTGCGGCACGTCGCCAGTCTCCAAGATGTCCGATAAGGAAGACGCGACGGCGCCGCTGTGGAACTCCAAAGAACTGAGCGTCAAGCACTCGGTAGGCGAACCCATACCCGAGCTTGACCAGACCCCCGAGTATGGAACCAAAGTCCCGTCCTCCGTTTGATGACAGGACGCCGGGCACGTTCTCCCATACCAACCACTGGGGCCGCAGGCGGTCAGCAAGCCTAAGAAATTCGAGGGCCAGATTGCCACGGTCGTCAGCCAGTCCGCCTCGGAGCCCGGCGACTGAGAAACTTTGGCAAGGTGTGCCTCCGACCAGAACGTCAACTGCTCCGACATCATCCGCCTCAATCTTGGTGAAGTCGCTGAGGTTCGGTATGGTGGGGTAGTGGTGGGCCAACACGGCGCTTGGGAACCTGTCGATCTCAGCGAAGGCAGCCGCCATCCAGCCAAGGGGTTCCCAGGCCACCGTTGCCGCTTCAATTCCGGAGCAGATGGAGAGATACCGCATCACGCCACCTGCATCACACGCTCTGGCGGCACCCTCACGGGCCGCAGCGGTTTGGAGACATTCACAGCCCGCGCGAGATGCGCGGCGCAGTAGCTGGAGCCCGGCACCTTATCGAGGCCGCAGAAGATCGGGGCGCCGGAGGCGACCTCCGTGATGTCGGCCACACAGGGGAACCGGCAGTGGTTGGATTCGAGATCGGCGGTGGCGATCCGAGGGATGTCGGTCTCGGCCGGCGTGGGAAGGGGAAGCCCGTCCCTGCGGATGTCCTTGAGAACCTGGGCGGCGGGCGATAGCGAAGGCTTGCGCTGCGATGGCTGCGCCTTCCTCCTCGGGTTGGGCGTGAGCCGGTTCGTTGTGTGGCGCATTGGAAGCCTGAGGCGATAGACTGCTCCGATGACAGCGTTGCGGCTGACGCCGCCGATCTTGGCGGCGATCTGACCGGCGCTGAGACCGTCTGCCCACAGTTTGGTGAGCTGAGCGATGCGTGCTGGGTCTTTCCAGTTCATGACGCGCGGGCCTCCGCGCGGCGCCTCTCGCGGTAGAGACGCTTATAGGCTTTGCACTTTTCCTGGTTCGCCTTCTGCCAGCGCTTGACGGCTTCGGTGTGCGATTTGCGGCCGAGGGGCGATCTCCGGTAGCGCAGATCGGCCTCGCTTTGACCGGCGCCCAACCGCTGCCGCGCGACAGTTCGCACGTAGCTAGGTGTC